TCCTGAGTCAGGAGACCAGGCTTGGAGTCTTGGTACTCCTTTGTATATTTCTTTTCAACAACTGCAGGTGCGTGATTTGATGCTGACCAAACAATCTCTCCTTCTTCAAAAGTATCAGAAACACACTGTTCAGGTAGGTACATAGGTGTTTTTCTATCTTCTACTGAAACAGGTCTTTGTGGAACTCCTACTTTCTCAAGAATATTTTTTACGAAAGAAGCAGATCGGTATAAGCTTTTCGCAATATTACTTACATTTTCTCCAGCTAGATACTCTGAAATAATATCTTTAATCTCATCCGGTCTTGCTGGTCTGCCACGATTTTGTGAGACTCGTCTTGAGCGATATTCTCTTTGCTCGTGAAAGTCTTCAATTATCTTATCAAGTCTTGTAGTATTGTACGAGATGTTTAATATGTTGCATGCTTCTCTTTTTGTAATCGGCTTCGACTTCTTGTCTGTAGGATTCAAGAGCTTTATCACATGGTCTATATTCTGTGATGTTAGTTTCTCGTGGCTTTTCTTCTTTAATCTTGGCATCTTCTAATTCAATCTCCAACTTAAACAATAAACAACAAAGAGCGTGCGCTAAATGAGACAGCTCTGTTTCTGGGTCTAGCTGCTCTCCATCCATGTGTGCAAATATGTGCCGAAGTGCACCGGCAGTGTATCTGTTTTGTAGATCCTCTAGCTTGCGCCAGTTTTCTGCATCATACTTCTCGGCTCCAAAAGTAAGCACTTTTGATACTTCTACAATAGCTTTCGGCGGAAGAAGATTCATTCTTGGCTTTGCACTATCATACTTAATACCGGTCACAAATTCTCTCCATACACGCTTTTGCTTGTTTTTTCTTATGAAACATTCGAGTAGAGAGTATTCTTCCCTCTTTATTCAGCTCTACTACTCTCCAAAGCTTTTTGTTTGCTTCTCCGTAGTAGGCTCTCCACATTTCAACTATTTTTTGCTCTGTCATCTTGTTATTCGCTCCTCGTAGTCTGCTTCTCCTTCGTTCCATCAGGCGGGCTTTTCACGATACTTCCAGCTAGCAAATGTGGCTTTGTCTTTGTGGTAGAATCGTCTGTAGGCTTCAATAGCGTTTTCTCCTTTAAGCTCCTCTGGCATTGCCTGAGCAAAAGGAGTAAGTCCGATTCTTGGTATATGTAAGGGCTCTGGAAGTTTAAGGATGACCTCATGCACTGATTTATGGCTTTTTCCATATCTGTATCGATATTCGTCATCGAGTGCAACTGCATAGCAGTGTAGCCACTCATGGTTATCCATGCTAGTACGAGCCCAGATAGTGCAAGGGTGGTTGTGCATTGTAGGAAGGTAGGGGAAGTCTCTTGGTTCATTTTTCTTTGCCTCTCTTAACAGTGCAAGCTGTTCTTTGGATACTTTTTCCGGGACATAGCCAAAATATTTGTCTATCCACATATTTGTGCAAAGCATCTGAGCTGCTTCAAGTGGCATTTTTACAATGTGCTTATCTACATGAGCTTCAGCACATTTGTCTAGGTCTTCGTCAAGGATAAATATGTTCATACTGCTAAAAGTCGATTTCGCATATAATTTATATCTTCTTCCGAAGATTTTTGAAGTAACTCTTCAAATTTTTTTGGAAAACTTTCACCAAGTAACTTCTCCACCTCTACTCTTGAAGGTTTTGGAGCTTCTTCGTGCGGGTGAGAACGATTGATAAAACTTTCTATGTTTTTGCCAAAAGCGGAAGGCGATTCTTTAATAACAGAAAGATAGTATTCTCTTGAATTAATTTTTCCTCTAAAATTTAATCTAGGCATAACACTAAAAAGTCTTGACCTAAGGTCAGTATTTCGACGACCTAATTCTGTAGATTTCCATCCAGAGACCTCTATTGTTGTAGAAGAAGGTACTCCGTCAAGTTTGCCGATAGCTAAAATGCCAATAATAACCTCTTTTTCTTCTTGAGAAAGGATAGGTTCTCCTTCTTTAATAAAAGCGTCGTTAGCTTTACTTTCTATATCATTTGCGGTTATGCGACAGAACTCTAGCCCTTTTGAACAAAGAAACTGTGCACTTCTCATGTCTTTCATAAGAAATATCTCCTTATTACGTTGTTAAATAGAATCAAAACAAATTTCTGTAAATTTTGAATTTGTTTTCAATTCGTTAAGGGATATTATATATGATTTTTGGGTATTTGTCAAGAATTATTTTATGATAAAGCAAGCGATATCATAAAGATTGCTGCTGCCATAAAGCAACCGGCAAGACCGATTACCAAAGTAGGTAGAAGTATAAAAGAAAGAAGTGGGTGTTCTTCCATAAATTTTTCCATTATAGTTATTGCCTGTTAATAATTTTCCACTCACCGTCCTGAGTCTCTACAAGTGCTGTACAAGATTCGCACCAATCCCCATCATTCATATACTTTATGCCATCATATTCTACTATTTCGGCGTGATGTATGTGACCGCAGATAACCCCGTCATAATCTTTACGCTTACAGTATTTAGACATTTCAAGAGAAAAATGGTTTATATAGTTTGAAGCTGCTTTTGCTTTTCTTTTTAGATACTTGGCAAGACTCCATGGAGGTAGATTAAATAGTTTACGAAATCCTATTACTAATCTATTTATGTATAATAGTCCGTCGTATGCAAAGTCGCCCAGATGCATTATAAATCGACCGCTTTTTGTTCTCATTAGATTGTCAAAAATATCTCCGTGTGTTACAAGATATTTTTTCCCATCCAACCCTAAATAGCTTACTCGATTTTCTATTGAAATGTTTCCGAAAGACATTCCAGGAAGAGCCCGCAAGAACTCATCATGATTTCCTGTTATGTAAACAACTTCAATGTCTTTAGATATTTTTAGAATTTTTTGTAGGATACGATTGTGTTTGTTTGGCCAAAACCATTTTTTCTGTAATCTCCAGCCATCAATAATATCACCCACTAGAAAAAGTTTTTCTGTATTTATATTTGTAAGAAACTCCAGCAGTGCGTCTGAGTTACAATGCTTTGAACCTAAATGTAAGTCTGATATAAATACTGCTCGATACTTAGTCCCAGTACTTGCTTCCATCCATTTGCTCCCAGTATTTCTTGTTGTCTCTATTTATAAAGTTTTTAATTAAATACTTTGCCATTCCAAAGTATCCCATCTTTTTCAGTCTACGACTGTCTTGTCCGAAATAGTGATTTGCTAGTTTGAAATGTTTGGGGTCATACATCTTGGATAAAAAGAAATCTTCCGAGGTTTTGTATTTCTCAGGAAATCCACCATACTCTCTAAACTTATCCGTGCGTGTTAGCATATATGCACCAACTGCAAAAGGAATCTTTTTGGACATAATCTTATTTATAAAGTTAAATACTTTATAACCGAGTATAGCAAGTCTATCATCGTCGTAACACTTTGCTTTTAATCCAAGTAAGTGTAGATCCTCTTTCTCCATCATTCTGCAGGTTCGTGCAATACAAGTAAGCTCAAAGAAACGAACATCAGCATCAATAAATAATAAGTACTTACTTTCTGCAAGCTTTGCGCCTTTGTTTCGTGCCTCTGAGACAGGCCCGCCTTCAATAACTTTTACATTTAGGCGGCCTTTATGCTCTTCAATTACAGCTCTAGTATTGTCTGTAGAACAATCCGCTATATAAATAGGTGTGTCTCCTAAAAACTGCAGCTGTAAATCATCTAGCAGATGTCCAATGTACTCCTCTTCATTTTTGGAGGGAATAACTATTGTTAAGTTAAGATTGAACATTTTCTAGTCTTGACATTAGCCGTTCGGCGCGATTAGTTACTTGGCGATACCACAAAGAGTCTCGTCCCTCTATTGCAGCTAACTTCCAATCACCTATATTTAAGGCTGCTCGCATATTTTTGAATTTTGATAGGCGAGGACGACCAAGATTAAACATCATGTTTACTAAAACTTCTTGCACTTCTTCTGGAAAGTCTTCGAAGTAAGACTCTCCATAAAGTGCATAACACTCTCGTATTGCAATTTGAGTATCTTCGCGAAAGCACTGCATTACACGCTCTTCGGTAATAGGAGTGCCACAAGGCCAGCCATGCTCTTCATCTGTTTCTTTTACAAGATGACCAATGCCAAAAGTTTTATATCCAAGATGATCGTCATAGATTTCAAACTTACAACCTTCGTCTATCTTGAGTCTTTCGTACAATCTATCAAATTTCATAGCTTCCTCTTCGTAGCTTTTTAGTGCTATCCACTTCGTCTTCTGCGCTCGTTGCATCCTCCTCTTCTTCGACCCCGTACCAATTCCAGCGGCCATCCTCTTGCGTCTCTTCATACCTAAAGAGAAAAGGTTCTGCTTCTTGTTGCTGTTTAATAAGCGCATCTAACTCCATATAGTGTTCTCCGTCATTTCCATTTTGACCAATTCTATCCATTCTTATTTCGTCTTCGTCTTGCACATAAGCGTGTGCTTGACAAGGTCCAAGTCTTTTACTCCTTATTCTTTGCTTCTTTGTCATCTACTTCTCTCTTGCTTTTCCTTTGACTTTCTCAAATGATCTCATGCCACCTAGCCCTAGCATACCCAGAAGCACCGGCATCATTGTCTGTAAGTCAATAAGAGGCACTACAATAGGGCTGCCCGTAAGGGCTAGAACAAAGTTTGTCATAGGCACTATAATAAAGTTAGAGAGCATACCTAGTCCACAGATCCACCCAATAGCTGGTCTCCACCCTGCGACAAAAAGAGACTTATGTGCTGCCTCTGTTTTGTTTACTTCTACTTGGGCCATGACTTCAGCATGGTGTTGTTTTTCTGCAAGAGTAGCAATTTCGTGTGCTAATCTATTTCTTTCATCTTTGTCTTCGATAAACTCTGATACTAGACCACTGACTGGTCCAACTAGCTCTTTAATAAATGATAGTGCCATAACTTTTTAACCTAAGGCATCAAATGCCTTCTGGAATCGGTTAGCATGAGAGCGCTCTGCTTTTGCAAGTGTCTCAAACCAATCTGCGATTTCATCAAATCCCTCTTCTCTCGCGGTCTTTGCCATTCCTGGGTACATATCTGTGTACTCGTGGGTTTCGCCTTCGATAGAAGCCATTAAATTTTTACGAGTATCTCCCATAGGCAACCCCGTTGCTGGATCTCCTACTGCTTCAAGATACTCAAGATGTCCGTGTGCGTGGCCTGTCTCACCTTCTGCAGTTGAGCGAAATACTGCTGCCACGTCATTCTCGCCCTCAATGTCAGCTTTTGCTGCAAAGTAAAGATATCTGCGATTTGCTTGTGATTCACCTGCAAAAGCATCTTTTAAATTCTGAACTGTTTTACTATCTTTTAATTCCATAAATTCCTTCTCTTTTGGTAGAAATGGGCGGGTTTCCCCGCCCCCTAGTTAGTGTGCAGCGGCTGCTAATAGCATTCCCCAAAATATGGCTTGACACCATATGGCTTCGCATAGTAGACCGTCGCAATTATCTAGATAATTTCTGACCTTTTTGTACATTTATTACTCGATATTTATCATCTTGGGTCTTTCTTCGTCTGGTACTACTTCATCCAGATCAATGCAGAGTAGACCCCTGTTCATGTAAGCTTTCTTGAGCTGCACATGCTTGTGTAACGTAAACGTTCTCACAAACTCTTTTCCACTCAACCCCTTATAGACATATGACTCGCCTTCTTTTTCCGTCAGCTTACATAAACCTTTTACGGTCAAGACATCTTTATGCTGTGATATTTCGATATCGGATTTGTTCCAGCCTGGAACTGCTATCTCGACTCGATACCCAGCGTCTGTCTTTACGATATTATATCGAGGGTATGCCCCATCAATATTCGGGTTTACATTCTCAAAACGGTCAAACCCCAAAAAGAATTTTGGGAAGTCTGCCACATTCAATCTTGCTAGATTGTTCATAGTTTTCTCCTTGTGCCCTTTCGGTACACTCTGTGGATCCTTTCGGCATCCGATTTAGTTGTGGGCGTTAAAGGTGCTCCGACCTAATCTTCAGTAAACTCAATAACTCCTTGAGCCTCTAAGTAATCCAGGGCGTGCTCAATGCCGGCTTTATGACCTGCTTTGAAGCTGCCGTAAGCACAGCCTATCATACAAAGTATTACTGTTAGTATTTGTAACTCTAACATGTTAATTGGTTCCACTACTTAATTCCTTAAGGCTGTTACTATCACGTTTATATATTATACACGCAAGGACTTTTGATGTCAAGAATTATTTTTACTAGGAGAGAAATAAAAAATAGTGCTTGACATGAAACCTCAATTCCATTATAATAATACAATGAGAATTTATAAGAAGCGACCATGGAGTCATGAAGAAAGAACTCTTTTGACTCAGAAGTACTATTTTTGTAAAGAAAAAGAACTTGCAGAGCTATTTCCAGATCGCAGTTATAATTCTTGTGTTAAACAAGCTAAGTACTTGAGGGAAAGAGGATGGGTATTCAAAAAGCCCTAGCTGCAACACTTGGAGTAGCTTTAATGCTTACTCCAAAAGTGGTAGCAGAAGAACTAGATGTTCGAGAAGAAATTTACTGTCTTGCAACAAATATCTACTTCGAGAGTAGAAATCAGCCACAGGTTGGTAGAGTTGCTGTAGGACAGGTAACAATGAATCGTGTGAACTCACCAAAGTTTCCAAATACTGTGTGTGAGGTGGTGAAACAAGCTAGATATTATCCAAGCGGAGGAATTGATCTACACTCTTGCCAATTTAGTTGGTACTGTGATGGGAAGTCAGACGCAATACGAAATCAAAAAGCTTGGGATGATAGTATGTACTCTGCTTTATTTGTGTACAGCTCAGACCCACTTCTGGACATTGTAGATGGAGCTCTTTGGTATCATGCAACATACAGCAGCCCTGCATGGGCAAAACATTTTGAAAAAACTGTTCAAATAAATGAACATATCTTTTATAAGGAGAGAAAATAATGATAGGCCCAGAACAAATCGAACTATTTGATGAAGATGCAATTTTCGACGTATACCCACTAGAGACCGATGAAGAAGCACTGGCTTCGGTTGGGTTTGGAATGAACGAAGACTATAATACCTGCGAGCAAGATTGGGAT